CAGGGCTTTAGATTTAAGGTATTAGGGTGGGCTGACAGATACCTTCGGGTTAAATATGTCGGTACTGGCACTATGGCCGCCGCAATTACTGCAAAGGCTACGTTTACAAACTAAAAAAAGTTGTTATGCAAATTGTTTTTCTAAAAGACCATGACGTTTATAAAGTGGATCAAAAAGCCGACTTACCTGATGCTTTGGCAAATTACCTGGTTCGTGTTTCAGTCGCCAAACCTTTTACCGAAAAAGTAGAAGTTGCAGCGGGCGGCGAAAAAGAAACTGCCGTAAATATTCCCGGTAAAGTTGAAATTGTCAAAGAAAAAGAAAAGGCTGAAAAGGTCCATAAAAAAGAAAAGACTGAAAAATAATGAGCGTATCAACAACCATATTTGATGAAACATCCGGAGCGGTATTCAATGCTGTTCTGGATGTTTCTTTTTCTGATAGTGACAGTATTATGCCGGTAACCAGGGAGCTGGCTAAAAAATGGGCCCGTATTGATGACAGTTATGATGATATTATTGTTGACCATTTGATTATGTCCGCTGTTTCTATACTTGAAAAGTATCTCAATCAGTCAATTATTCCAAAGACAGTAACGGCCACCATAAATAATTCATGCGGGAACTGTTATCTGCCTTACGGCCCTGTTAAATCAATCACGTCTGTAACAGATTTTGATGGCAACGAATTAACAACAAGCAGCTACACTCTATCAGGCGAAAATTTTAAGCGAATCATTAACCCTATTGAAGACAATTTAAAGTTCGTTTATACTACTGGTTATTCGGAATTGCCCGATCAAATTAAAACCGCTATTCTTTGCCAGGTTGCTTATATGTACGAAAACAGGGGTGACGATCCAGCTTTAAAATCTCAATTATCACCTACTGCAAAAGGGCATGTAAAATCAATAAGAATGTAATGGTAGGGGAAATGAGAAACCATATTGTTATCAATCAGTACACCACTACTGAAACGGATACCGGCGGAACAAATTCGGTATTATCTGCAACTTATAACGTATGGGCCAAAGTAGAAAATAGGACTGGAACAACCCAAACAGGCAACGGTCAAATACAGTGGCAATACGATTACAAGATAACAGTAAGATTCGACCGGCTAAAAGCCATTAAACAAAATGACGAAATTGTTTATGATGGCAAAAAATTATTGATCCAGTCCGTTCAAAACATAGATGAAGGTAAAAAAATCTACCTGGTTTTAAGGTGTGCAACCATTGACTAATGTTAACAGTTAAAATAAATAATCTCGACGTGACCCTTACTAATATCAAAAATATAAGTAAAGAAGTTGAGACGAAAGTTGAAAACGAGTTAAACGCTTTTGGCCTGGCTACTGTGGCAGATGCAAAAAGAAACGCTCCAGTCGATGAAGGGCTTTTAAGAAATTCAATCGGGTTCAAAAAAGAAAAGTTAAAAGTTACTATAACAGTTGGCGTAAACTATGCGGCATACCTGGAATTTGGCACAAGGAAGTTCGCTGCAGCTTATGTTTCTTCTCTCCCACAAGACTGGCAAACGTTCGCAAAAGAATTCAAAGGTAAAGGTGGCGGTAATATGGATGAGTTTATCCAAAGAATAATGGAATGGGTGCAAAGAAAAGGAATCGGAGCGCAAAAGACTAAATCCGGGAATAATTCAAAATCAAATGATTCTCTGGCCGCAATGCAACAGGCAGCATACGCTATTGCTTTGAATATTTTACAAAATGGGATCCGGCCACATCCTTACCTATACCCTGCCTACGAAAAAAACAGAATCGAACTGATTGCAAATATAAAATCCGCCCTAAATGCAAAGTGATTATAAGCTATCAGGGCTCACGGTTAAAATGGCCATTGAATTAGTCATTGAAGCAGAAAACAAACTTATTTGGGATACCGTGGAAAGCGCATGTAAGGAAAGAAAAAGATTTTGTGAGATAATCGAACTGTCTGAAGAAAGCGAGGCAACATTAAAAGATAATGGTTTTAAAGTAAGCAGGGAGGAAAGATTGGGCGGCGAAGTAATAATAATTAAATGGGGGTAAATGATAGATGTAAACGGACCATTAAAAAAAGCATACAAAACAGCGCTTACCGGTATTGTTTATAATACCGTGGCTATTCCTGTTTATGCCAATTACCTCCCGGACAATATAACGGCAGAAAATTACATCGTTTTTGGTCCAGTTACTAATAACTCAATTGGAACGCTTAATAGCCAGGATACATCTAGTTTAATGCGGGTTACTGTGTATTCTACCGGAAATAGAAATAACAACGGGGATGCGGCTGATTACATCGCAGGAAAGGTTATTGAAAGAATTCATCCTACTCAGTCTTTTGCAATTACAATCGACGGTGCTTTTCAGATCACGGCTACCAGTTTAGAAAGTGACACAACACAGGATTATGGAGTAAATGCTAATAAAATCTTTATTGACCGGATACTAATTTTTAAACATTCAATCTTACAAAAATAAAAATGCAACAATGTTGCAAAAAATAATTAATTTTAACACAGCAAAACAAATTAAGCCATGGCAGCACGCAAGATTACAAACAATACTATTTTATTATTTGTCGGAACAGACGCCAGCAATCTGGATACTGTTGTTTGTTTGACGAATATAAAAACTGATTTTAAAGTATCCGAGGTTGACGCATCTAGCTTTTGCGGACAGGATAAAACGCCAGGTGATATATCTGGCAGTATTTCAGCAGACGGCCAGCACTGGTTAGACCCTGAAACAGGCAAAGTTTCCGGTCATGGATTATTTAATTTCATGAAAAATAAGACTACACTATTCTATAGAATAGGAGCAGCAGTTCCGGTAGATGGCGATATTTTACAGGAGGGGTCTTGTTTTATTTCTTCTCTTGGCGATACTTATGGTTACGATGCACAAAGCACTTTCAGTGTACAGCTTTCAGTTAAAGGAGCCCCAACAGAAACCGAATTTAAGGCTGTTACAGCCATTTCAATCCTGCCGACTACTGTTACACTGGCAGCCGCAGCAACGCAGCAGATTACGCCAACATTTACACCGGTTGATGCAACTAACCAGGATATCATTTACACTACCAGCGCTCCATCAAAAGCAACGGTAAGCGCAACAGGTTTAATTACGGCAGTAGCAACAGGAAGCGCAACAATAACAGCAACTACAGAAGATGGCGGGTTTACCGATACTGTGGCAGTTACTATTTCTTAATTCCATCCGTTCAATGAGAAAAATAACAAACAACAGTATCCTTCTTTTTTTGGGTGTAGAACCTGAAAACCTGGACACTGTTGTTTGTCTCACAAAAGTTAGTGATGACCTGACAATTGATGAGCTTGACGCAACTACAACATGCGGAATTGCAAAGATGGCCGGGGAAATGTCGGGAAGTATTTCATGTGATGGGCAGCACTTATTAGACCATGGAACAGGCAAGGTTAGCGGACATAGTTTATTTGAATGGGCTAAAGCAAAACAGGTCCTATATTACGAGATAGGCCCGGCTATTCCTGAGAGCGGCGATGTGTTAAGAACAGGGCAGTGTATTATAACATCTCTTAATAATAACTACTCTTACAATGCTCAAAGTACATTCAGTTGCACATTGGCAATAGTTGGGGAGCCAGATGAAGTTATAAGTGATGGAGAAGATTTATACATACTTGATGAGACCGGGGAGTTTGCATTGGATGAGGTAGGAGATTTAATTTTAATTGAATAATTATGCCAAAGATATCAGCACGAACAGCAGCATCAACATTAACGGGAGCCGAAATTATAGGCTGTATTCAAGGCGGGGCAGATCGCAGGTTAACTGTTACTGATATAAAAGATTTTACCGCTCCCTATAAAGTTTACCGGGCTTTATTAACCCAAACAACAACTGGCGCTCCGGTAGCAACTATTTTGGAAAATACTTTGGGCGGTACTTTAGTTTGGTCAAGAAGTTCAGCAGGTAGTTACATTGGAACTTTATCGGGGGCCTTTACAGTGAATAAAACTTTTATTCTTGTTCCATCCAGGTTAGTATCTGCAACCGGTTCTGATTATTCAGAATTCACATTAACCAGGAGCGACGCGAATTCAGTTAGCCTTACTTCCACATTTGGACCAAACGGAACAGCGACATTTACTGATTCTATGCTAGCTGCTTATCCTGTTGAAATTTTAGTTTATAATTAATTATGAGTTACATACAAAAACATTTAGGCGGAAAAGATAGGGGGATCAAATTCAATCAACTTGCAATAATTACATTTTGGCAAAAGATTGATCCTGAAAATTACAAGGCTACAGCAAATTACGCCATGGTTTATGCTGGTTTGGTTGCTAATTGTTATGTAAAAGGAGTTGAGAAAGATTTCACTTTTGAAGAGGTTTGTGATTGGGTTGACCAACTTTCGCAGGAAGATATCAATGATATTGATAAATGTCTTAGCGAAACACAGGTTTATAAAAACGCCATTTCGGCAGATGAAAAAGTTGCTGAACCGAATAAAAAAAAATTGAAGAATACAATCGTGAAAGTTTAAAAATAGCATTAGGACATTTAGGCTGGTCAGAGTACCAATATTATACATGTAGCCCCGAAGCTGTTTATTATGCTTTTGAGGGCTATTTTGATAAAATGGAAGGTGCGGAAAGGGTTGCAAGGTTAGCAAGTTTTAGGTTACATCAAAGCCTTGTTGATAAACCGCTTTCAATTGAGGAGTACTGGCCGATAGGAAGCGATAAAATTAAAGATTCAGAACCCATTTCGGTTGATGCTGAAATGCTGGCTAAAATAAAAAGAATACATAAAATTAAGAAGTAATGCCAGGAATGGAAATACAAGTTGGGGCAGACGTTAGCGGGTTGACAGGTAACCTTGCCAAAGGTGAGAGTAGTATAAAATCCTTTGGCGTTGCTGCTAATAAACTCGGTTCGTCAGCTTCAGCTATGGCAACCGGTTTAGATAAGGCCAAAGTTGGTTCTAATCAGGCCGCATTTGCATTAACAAATCTAGGCAGGGTTGCACAGGATGCGCCTTTTGGGTTCATCGGTATTCAGAATAACTTAAACCCACTGCTTGAATCATTCCAAAGGTTACGGGCTGAATCAGGGAGTAATGCCGCTGCATTAAAAGCCCTTGGCGCTTCTTTAATGGGGCCGGCAGGTATAGGAATTGCTTTATCTGTAGTATCATCAGCCATTTTATTATATCAGAAATATGCGGGTGGCGCTACCGAAAAAACGGAGGAGCATAATAAGGCAATTAAGATGATTACTACATCTTATGACTTATTTCTGCAAGAATTGGAAAAAACATCGGCAGCAGCCGGGCAAGAGGCTGCAAAGGTGGCTGTTTTATTCGGCGCTCTTGGGGATGCCAATATTAGCCTGAAAGAAAGAAAAACTATATTAGGGCAGCTTAATGAAATTTCACCGGCTTACCTGGGAAGTCTTGACAAAGAGAAAGCCAGTTACGAGCAGATATCAAAAGCAATCCTGAATTATACCGATAGCCTGGCAATTTCGGCAGAGGTAAAAGCATTGATGCCTGAAGTAGATAAACTATTTCAGGGGCTTATTCGGGCACAAATTGACCTGAATCAACTTCGCCGGTTTGGTACGGATGATAAAAACTTCTTTGGATTAAATGCAAATGATTTTTCAGCAGAGGAAAAACGGTTAAACGATCAAATAAAAAGTTTCACCAATCAGATCCAGATCGCAAAGAAAGGATTAAATTTTATAGCTGGTGGACCATTGAGCCTATCAAATATTTTGTTTGGGAAAAACCCGGAAAAGGAAGCTAAAGATACAGTTGAAAAGGTAGCAAAAGAAGTAAAAAGATTGGCATACTCGCCTGCCATTGGCCTAAAGATGATCACATCTGCCCAAATATTACTAGATCAACAGGCGGCAGAGAAAGAAATAAATGATAAGCTGGGCAAGGTGAAAATGACGCCTATAAAATTAAATCTTGATCCGACTGATATTTATCGGAAAATGATTGAGCTGGCTAAATTCTTAGATCAGCAAAACCAGCAAATAGCGGATAATGTAAAATCAACTTTCAATAGTGCGTTGTCCGGGATAGGCGAAAGCCTGGCCGAAGCGCTCACCGGAGGAAAGGATTTAGGCCAAACAATATTTGGCAACTTCTTTAAAGTTATCGGAGCAGGGCTAAAGCAGATGGGAGAAGCAATGATTGCTATTGGTACAGCTAAAATTGCGCTCGAAAAATTCAAGTTTGCTCCAGGTATTGGAACAGTTGTAGCTGGTATTGCTGCCGTTGCAATAGGTTCAATTATTCAGAATGCCATTCCAAAATTTGCAACAGGTACGCAAAATTTCCGTGGTGGTATGGCGATGGTTGGGGAACGTGGTCCTGAATTGGTAAATCTCCCTAAAGGAGCTGGAGTTATACCAAATGATAAATTAGGAGCCATATCAGGGCAAGGCATGCAGGTAATGATTCCGGATATACAGTTAAGAGGACAGGATTTAGTCATTGTCTTTAACCGGGCCTCACGTTCAAATAATAGGTCCTTTTAATGGCATACAGGTAGCTATACCGAACTTAATTTTCTTGCTGGTGCTGTATATCCTTCTTTCATGAAATCAGTTATCCAAATCAATTCTTTCGTCCATTCACCGTCTTTTTTCTTTGGCTGCAACCTGAAATGGCCACGGACTTTGAAGGCGTCTGATTTAACAAGTGTGGTGAACCATTTGCTATCTAGGTAGGTAAAGTTCTCTTTGGTTTCATTCACATACTTGCACGAAATGGCATTTATTCTTTGCCCTGATTTTAAATACTTGGTTTCAACAGAAGCATACTTTTTAAATATTAATACAATTTGAACAACCCGATAAGATGTATCTAAAATGCTTTTAGATAACCCTGATGCGGTGTAAGCTTCGTCGCCTATTGACGCACATACAAGATGCTGATTAAAAAATAAAAATAGACGTAATTTATACATTTCTGATTCGCCACCAACCCTAACAGATTCGTAAAATATCGACATTTCATCCATACAAACAACCCCACATACAGGACCTAATTCAGCCATCAACTCTGGAATCAAAAGTTTATTTTGGCTTTCATCAGCTGCGGCAGAAAAAGCCTTGCTTGCTACTATTATATTAGAACTCCATCGATCTTTAAGCGTGCACCATGTTTCGGTTATTCTTGCTAAAAATCCAGACTCAATAAGTGCATGCTTATCTTTAATGGGAATAGATAATAATGGATAGCTAGTGCTTAAATACTTAAGCGCAGGATGGGTATTATAACTAATCTTCATTATCGTCATTTTTAGGTGAATAACAAAGTTCATCAGGCTCTTTCATATCAAGTGCTACTTTATAAGCTTCCTCGAAACTTTCATACTCCTGATGGAATATCTTAACATCTAGACCTTGACAATAATCATTAATTAACTTATCAAGTATAAAAATATACTGCTGTAAATCTGATGTGATAATTACCTCATCCATTTTTTCGGACTCAATCCCACCTAAAAAAACATACTTACTTTCCTTTGATTTTGAAAATATCCATTCGCATAAATGCATACTACTATCAAACATGATTACTGGTATATCGTCACCTGTAAAATCAATTTTTGCATAATGTAATTCTATCATTTTAGTGTGTTTTAAAAATGAAAAAGCCCAACTAATAAAGTAGCCGGCAAGAGCGTACTAAACTAATTGAGCAAATTACTTTTAGGCATCTTGCCATGCCGTTTACAACACTAAGGTAATTATTACTTTCGAATAACGTGCAACGTTGTTGCATTTTTTTTGTAAATTTAGTGTATGGCGTACGTTCTACGATATAAAATGAATTTTGTTGACAAAGCCAGCGGGTACCCTGTGGTGATCAATATTTACTATCCCGACTTTGATGGAGAAGTAATTGAGTTGATACCTGCAGATTCTCCATGCATTGTTTCAGAATTAAATTCCAGTGAAAATATATTTTCTTCCATTCGTGCAAAAGAGTATAAAATAAAATTTGTTACTGATAATCTTGTTTACCCTGGCATCGTTGATTTTGCAACCAATAATGATAATGACTGGAAAGTTGATATACTAGTGAATGGCGCCACCTGGTTAACCGGTTTTATTCTTACCGATCAAATTAGCGAGGGATGGTATACAGACAATACTAATCATTACATTGAATTAACGGCCACAGATAACTTAGGAACGCTAAAAAAAATACCATTAAAAGATATTGATGGAACTGATTTCGTTCCGACTACAAAACAGTTTCTGATTGACATTGTAAAGGCAGCGCTTAACCAGGCAAATGACAGATTGCCAATAAATATTTTTGATAACTTATTTGAAGTTAATTTTAGTGATCGGAATGATACCGTTGTAAATTCTTATGAAACAACGCTAACCGGAACCGCTCCACATTCATTTATTTACCTCATACAAGGCGTATTGGTCAACGTTGGTGATATCATAACCATTACCGGCAGTGTAAGTAATAACGGGACATTTACGGTTACAGATATTGACCGTACAGAATATTTTGCACACTTTACGGTAGCGGAAACGGTAGTAAATGAAGCCGGTACAGCCAGCGTTAATATGGACGTTTCGCATGTAGCCACTGACATAGACAGTTATCAACAATGCATGGTTGATATGCGGACCTTTGTCACCAACTACACCATTTATGATGACGCTTATACCGTACTGACTAAAATACTTGAAAGCCGGAATTCTGTTTTATTCCAGCACCTTGGAGAATGGTACATTGTAAGAATTTCAGAGTTGTTTTTGCTGGATACAATCAATGGCACCAGGTACGAAATTGATGACAGCATGACGGCGGTCACAAATGCATCATGGAAAGCTGATTTAAATCAGGATGGTGATATAATACCGGTTGAGCAGTTTATGATTAAATCATTTCTGAATCCAGTTTTGTCGAACAAGGTGTTTTATAAGTATTCCAATTTTGACGAGCTTTTTTGTAATGAACTTTGGCAAAGAGGACCAATTACTACAGACACCGATACGCTAAAAGAGTATGACGTAGATTGCTGGAATCATTACCAAGGAGCCATAATAAGTACTACGCCTGCAAGTGTTGGATGGGGAAGACGGCAGGTAATAGATGCAGGTACTAGCGCAGTCGTAGAAAGTTATATTTTCCTGGAGCATGAAACCGGATCCGGAGGGGAGAGTTTTGTAAGAAGCAGCCCTTCGCAGATAAGTAAGGAAGATAAAATAACTATCAGCTTTAGCAGGCGTGTAAAAAATGGCTATACCGGTAGTGGAACTGAATCATTGGCCAGGGTGCTTTTGTATGCTTATGACGGTACACGTTACACTTTAGATGATGACGGTCAGTGGTATTTATCTAATTCAACATTTACTTCTTTCGCCAAAATATTAATTCAGTCATTCAGTTCTGGCGACAATAGAAATGATTGGTTTGAAAAAACAGTTGAAGCAGACTTTATACCAAAATCAGGCGAGCTGGTAATTCTGCTATACGAAGGAAGTGCAACTAATTTTACCGGACAGGAAACACACTTTAGAGATTTAAAAGTTACTTATCAGTCGTATTTAGACGGCAGACGTTTTGTAGGAGTTGATGGGGATTATAATAAATTGACCTTATCAACGGCTTTAAAAGATACTGCAGAGTATGAGGTATTCCTATCTGACAGCCCGAAATATTTGTTTAAGGGGGCATTGTTCCTTTCAGATGAAATAACGCTTACGTCGCTATGGTATGAGATGAGTGACCCTGCTGTTGAATACCCAATAAAAAGATTTAATGCAATTGATCACTACAGGGTAAGTCATCGGAATATGTTAAAATCCGATGGCACTTTTTACAACTGGATAAAAGATAATCCAATCAATTCAATTCAGAAGATCACTATCAATAATGGAGACGCCAATAAAAGATTCATGCCAGCTTATTTGCGTGACCTGGATATTTCAGGTAGCCGGTTCAGTAGCCTATTAATTGAAGTTTTCGATGAGAGTAAAGACATAGAAGTTACAACCGGGTATCATGACGTAACCACAACCGAAACAAATACCTATACTTTAGATATGATTCTTATTGCACCAGATCAATTTCAATTTGATTACACACCATCGCCACAGCCGTATTTTTTGGCTGATGACGAGGTAACGATCGACGGAGTTGGCACCGGAACAATAGCAACTATTGCAATTATTGGTGGAGGAGATACATACCTTGTCACAATGACCGGGTTAACTGTAACCAGCGGAACGCTTACGTCTGTAAACGTTACGGTAGTACGTTCAACTACGGTAAGCGTGGCGTACACAATAACAACCTATCCGGTAAATGCAACACATGAATTTAATTACATTTTTAAATCAAAATAATGAGCTTTATACGTGGTAAAAATGTTTTATTAGAGTACCTGGCAGATGATTCCGTTGATTGGGTTCCGTTCCTTTGTGCAAAAAGCTGTGAAATCGAATTGAGCCAAAGTTTACTAAAGGTAACTGATACTGTAAACGGGCAATTTGCAAAATTCATTCCTGATGGGTTATCCGGGGTAATGTCTACCAGCGGCCTAATAAAATACGATATCGATATAGTTGACCCGATTGATTTAATACTGGATCAAAGGAAATTGCGGGTAAGGTGGACAATAAATGACGAATCAGGTTCAACAGTAAAATACCTTCAGGCGGATGCTTATATTACAACTCTTTCGATGAGTGCAAGCGTATTCGCTTTAGCGGAACAGAATTTAAGTTTTCAGCTATCCGGGATAATTGAAAAAATGCCTTAATACTTAATTTAAGTATTTGGCAATATTATATCATAACAAAAATTGCAACATTGTTGCATTTTTTAGTAAATTTGAATTATGGTAAGCAATTCAGTAATAAGTGCAAGGTTGGATATACGCTGTAAAGCAGGCGACACCTTTACACGACGGTTTACTTTTACTACATCTTCCGATCCAATTGACCTATCAGGACATGAATTAAAAGCTCAGGTAAAAAAGACAGATGGAACGGTATTAATAGAATGGCTGAATGATGGCTTTGCTTTAATCAGTACCGGTATTTATGAGATTTCACGGACCGCCGATCAAATGAATTTAACACCCGATAATTATACATGGGATTTGCAGGTTACTTATCCAGGCGGTGAAAGACGCACATGGATGTTTGGTGATTTTGAAATATACAATCAAACAACAGTTTAATGCCTGATATAATTAACATAACGGTATCTGCTCCGCCACCTGCGATAAAGGTAACCGTTAGTGATACTAATACTGAATTAATCACTGCTGCTGTATCAGATGTGATCAACGGGTCCGGTGCTTCAATCAGTGCAAAGACAGTGATTTTCGAGGGTATTGTTGGAGGTGACACCGAATTAACAGGAACGATAAATACACTGACAGGATTTACAGAGGGTAGCGATTTGATCACGTTGGCAGACTTTGCAAATGTGCGTGTAGAGCTACAAAGGGGCGGACAGGATTCGCCAAAAATAGGACCATACGCAGGCTTTACAAAAGATTTAAATAGCGATAGCGTTTTACTTTCCAGCCAGCTTGAAGATGGCGAGTATTTGAAAATTAAAACAATAGCAAGATAATGAAGAACTTACTTTTTATATTATTTACGATTATTTCATTTTCTTGTTTTGCGCAGGACCAGTCAATTGGGAAAAGGAATAATAAATTAACTGTTTTAGGTAGACTAAAGATTGATAGCGTTGATTACATGCCATCAGCATCTGATACAGCTTTGGTAATGGGACCTGGTGGAATTGTAGTTAAAAAGATTATTTCAGGAGGCGGCGGCGCAGGTTACGACTCAACCCGCTACAATTTTGATTCAACCCGCTACATTAATTACGCCGGCGGAGTTGCTGTAGATTCATTCCCGGTTTCGCTTACCTATACTAAAGCCGGGATAGGCATGTACACTACTTATGATGCAGATACCTTAGTGTGGAATTCAAGTGGATCATCCTTCACAATAACTAAAACAGATACCTCTTTTGATATTATTAAAGGAGATACAACCTGGCATTTTACGGGTGGCGGTAGTGGAAGCTCAATAGACACATCACTAATAGTTTACAAGGCAGGTGCGCAGACAATAACAGGAGATAAGACATTTGCAGGATCTGTAATAATATCAGCATCCGCCGGGGCTGGCAAAATACTAACCTCCGATGCAGGAGGCAATGCAACATGGCAAGCAAATCCGCATAATTCACTAACTGGCGTTACAGCAGATGCGTCGGTTGGTGTAGGTGATGGAAAGGGATATACGCCTTACCAGTTTGGCTTGCGATATTTCGAATCTCCTTTCGATGATTTTACTTACAATGCTATTGACATCTATAAAGACCCGGTAGATAGTTCAGGTGAAATAGCCTTTCACTTCTTTTTTTTCAGCCTTTACGGCAAACCGTAAATTTCTACCAAACAATAATGATGAAGTGTTTGGCA